TATCTTGTACTTCAGTAGGTTTAGCATTCTTCTGCTCATTCATCTTCTTAACTTCATAGTCAGAGAAAGCTACTGTTTCTCCCAACCAGTTGTTAGAGATATAAGCTTCACCTTCCTTGTTAATGCTAACAAAGCTAGGTAGAGATGCATAACCCTTGCTATTACCGATTAACTTCAATCTAGTGTGCTTGTTAAGAGACTTAGCCAAAGCCTTATTCATGATTTCAACCAATTTCTCAAAGTCTTCTGGCAATGAAAGTCCAGTTGCAGCCTTAGAGAATTTCTCCATCATTTCAGGAGCTAGGTTGGTCATTACGTGAGCAATAGTGAACTGAAGTTGTTCCAAAGCAGAAGGAAGCTCCCACTTCTTGCCACCAGTTTCACCAGTAACACGTTCTGCACCATTGTCACCAGGACAGAAGATAAGCGGTTCGAAGATACCTTCGTCGCCAGAGAACTTAATCTTCATAGCTTTCCACACGTTACCTTCCTTATTTGTTCCTTTAGACAACTCGATACCCTTGAATACTACATCATAGATACCCCAAGCTTTCAGTCTTACTACTGCTGTGCCTTTAACGTTATTTAGATTGAATGTCATTCCTGCCATAATATATAAAAATTAAATTTCAAATGATAAGTCATCTATCTCATATGCTTCATCATTATCTAGGGTAGTGTCCAATGGTAAATCTTCCACTGGGTTTTCATCTTCTTTAATCTTTATATTCTTATCTTCTGTTACAGGCTCTTCAGACCTATCCTTGTTGCCAATTAACACAAACAAGCCTTCATGTCCCTTCCACGGGGTTACAGTGAATGTATCTCCATATTTGGACAATAAATCGTTTGCATTACCTCTACAACTTACTGTGAGGCTCTTAGTTAATTTGTTACCAGATTTGGTCTTCCAGGCAGTGTCAGTTCCTATAATTGGGAACATTAATCCGCCCTTCTCAATAGGTTGATATTTAATATCCAACCTGTTCTCCCATTCTACACCCATTAAGGATGCGGCTGCCCTATTAAGGACATATTTGTTAGATTCTAAGGTAATCTGAGGTTCAGCAGACTCCTCTGCTTCCTCAGCCTTAGTAGATGTTTTCTGAGCTTTCTCTTTGACCTGCTCCTGCTTTAGAAGTACACACTCCTTTGTATCAGGATTATAGTCAAAGGTAATCATCATTTTTATAATCATTCCTCGTCGTTGTTATAAGCATCAATTACCTTTATAATCTCGTTCAAATCATTGTCAATTAACAATTCATCGAACATACCCATCGGAGTCTTTGCTACACACTCCCCATCGGTATTAGTAAGGAATTTATACTCCATTCTGCCAGAATCACCTTCCTGCACCTTAGTAAAGAATACATAGGTGAATAGACCTTCCAGAGTAACCTTTTCTGCCAATAACTTACCAATAGTCTTGATTGAATATTTAGGATTCATAGCATCACCGACATTCTCACTATGAGTTAAGAATATCATCTTGCAATCATCCCTCATAGATTCTGAATACCTAAGCACTTCCATAGCGTGCTGAGCCAACTCAGTAAACTTAGTGTAACCAACTTCAGTAGCTCTATCTACAAACTCATAGCTCAACATATATTGCCAATCGTCAATAATGACTTGCTTAATGTGAGGCATCTTTAGATTAACAATCTTCAAGATGTTTATGATTTTGTCATATTTAGAGCTTACATAATAGTTACCCACCCATTCAGAACCTTCTTTCTTTATCTCTTTATACTTCTTCTTATATCCTTTAAAAGGTAAAGGCTTACCAGTAGTAGAAATCAAGAAAGTTTCTTCTGGGTTCAAATTTCTTAAACAGGTACTTTTACCAGTACCACTTTCACCAACAATCGCAATAGTTTCTGCTGCCATTTACTATAGAACTAAAGTCATTTTCTTACTAGAATCTTGTTGTTCTTCAATCTCTTGGCATGAATCTTCTAATGAGTCAGAAAGTACCCAATCAGGGGTGCTATACTTCTCATAGTTTGTAATCTTGGTTGCAATTGGAAGCTCTCTAAACAAGCCAGTTTTACCATAGAATCCAAGACCTACAGCAATATCAGCTGCGCCCCATCTATTCTTTAATACTACTGCGCTTCTAAAGTTCTCCCCAATTTGTTTTATGTCATATCCTCTATATGTGGACATCTTCTCCCTAAACGGATAAAATAGTGCCATCACTATATTGGCATCCTCTGCTGGATTACCAGTTCCTTTTAAATCATCCAACTGGAGTTCCTGGAAGTTCAACTTCCTTCTCTCTACATTGGAGGAACCTCTATTCACCTGCATTACCACTACAGGACTAATCTTACATTTATTTCTAAACGAAACCAATGAAGAAGACATAGCATCCATTTCATCCTTCTTGGTGTTACCAATGGAAGGTCTAGCTAAACCAATATGGTCTAATACTGCAAGAATGATGTGATTAGGTCTAAACAGAGTATATTTATCACCTTCAAACTTACCAAATTGTTTAAGAGTTTCCATAAGGAACTCTACCATTCTTTGGTTGTTTAATGGTTTATCATATATAATCATGTGAGACTCAATCTTATCAAGCATCTCTAAGGATTGACATACTAATTCATAGTCCATATCGGACAGAGTGGTATCCTTACTTCTAGAAAGTAATTCTTTAAAGGATAATTCAACTCCAAATGTTTCATATATATAAATAGATAGAAGTTTGCCAAGCAGTTGCTCAGCAGTCATTTCCAAACTGAAATATATAATATGGAAATCTGGATTGTCAATATTTTCCATTAAAGGCTTATAGATAAAGGAATGTAATGCAAAGGAAGTCTTACCTGAGCCAGTACCTCCAGCTATCAGATAATATGTCTCCTGTGCTATTCCATCTACAAATCTCTCTAGTTTTGGGAGTCCCATTGATAAGGCATGGTTTTCTCCCCTTCTACCTCTATCAATTAACTCTTTTAAATTCTTAGTTATTAATCCCATTAAATACTCCTGATAGTATCAAACCGCATAATACCATCTCCGTTCTTGAGTTCAGCAATATTCTGCCATATCTTACTTATCATAAAATCAGCGATGTTCATGTTAAGTAGATTGCAGTTATTATCCTTTGCCCATCTGATAAGCTCAAGAACTTCATTGTGTTTATCTTGCTTCCAGCCTATAGATTTACCATAAGCATAATAAAACTCCTCTTCTGTACTAAATTTCTTAGCCCAGTTATTGAGGGGAACCTCTACACCATTAATAACCCCATTATGGGGATAGGTCATTAGGAACTCTGCTCCCAAATCTCCACTAAACTTCCTATAGTTATTAAGGAAATTTTGATTGAATACGACACATTCAGGGTCAAACTTCTGACCCTTATCGGGAACTTTATATGATTTGGTGATAATTCCCTTAGCTTGAAGACTTAACAATAAGTCTCGAAGGTCTGTTCTAGTTACAGGCATAGTAAAATACTTAACTAGATATTCTTTATGCCCTTCTTCTATACTAGCTAGAAATAATAAATCAATTAGTAAAACTTCTTCTGCCGTAAGTCTATACTTCTCCATCATTACTAACTGATTATCTACTGTTAAACTTAGTTTTTCCAATTAAATAAATCATTAGCCAATAACTAACAATCTACTAACTGTAAAGTGTTTATTCTGATTTCTCAGCGTTGTCAATTACATACGGGTCTAAGAACTCTTCTTCTAACATAAGTCTTCTCTCCTCCATCTCAGATATACGAATTTTCTCACAAGTAAGTGCTTTAACTTGAGGGGACATATTGTTATATCTGTCCATGAATTTGTTAAGAATAATGAGTTCTAACATTCTTTCTGTCGTCATCTTGTTACCGTGTTAAGAGTACAAAGATACTAAAAATCTCTTAAATTACCAAATGAATCTACTTAAATTGTAAGGATAAACATAGTGCACTTACATCTAAACGCTTACCTCCAAACGTAAGAGAAGCTATAATAATGTGCTTATCCTGTGCTTTCTCCAAATACTTCAATACCTCTATGACATCTACTGTCTTCGTAATGGAAGAAGATAATGCACTTCTGGATGAAATATCATAATAAGTTACTTCAAACATTAGAATCTAAATATCATTTTAGTTTGCTTTTTCTTCTTAGGATTAAATGGTCTTCCTTGAAGAACATCTATAAGATTTTCCTCACTTATTGGAATATATCTTCCAGAATTGGTAGACTTCCTAAACCATTCTTCCTCTACAGTCCCCTTAAGAACTAAAGTAAATACTTCGGCAACCTTTCCCTCCTTTTGTCGGATAACTCGACCCACTCTCTGTTTCTTAGTAGTGGAACTACTATTGAAGCCTAATATAACTGAAACACTAATGTCAGGACAGTTAAAACCCTCATTCAACTTCATAACAGTGTTTAGTACTCCACCATCCTGCTGCACAAACTCTTGTAAACTCATTCTTCCTTTCTTGGCAGAATCTTTACCAGAATACACAGCACCATACTTAATTTTCTCTGCCATAGCTATAGTAGCACTAAAAGTTATACACTTCTTGTCCTGTCTATTCTCTAGGATTAAGTTGGTAAGTTCAATTTTCTTAGGATGATTATATATGTATTTCTTACGAGCCTGTAAGGTTCTACTAAATCCCATAGCATGAACTAAAATCTGCTTGTTAACAGTTTTAAAGTCTTCACTCTGGTCTTCTTTACATCTTTCCTTAGCTAACTCTGCCCTTCGCTTCCAGTCAGTTGCACACTTCATGGCAAGGTTAAAGTCATAGTTAAAGAAGGAGAAATGTTCATAGAACTCTTTATTGACCTCTTTATAGACATCAATATCTTCTGGCTCAATAAGCACCTCATATTCTCGGTAATCAGCGAGCCATTTATTCTCTATGGCTTCCTCTACAGAAATGGTATCCACAATCGGACACTTCTTGCTTATAATTTCATCTTTACCATCCAATCTCTCGAAGGTCGCAGTTAACCCCAAGATTACTGTATATTGGACGTTTTTAAATATGTTCAGCAGTGTAGGTGCTCCCACTTTGTGAATTTCATCTATAACTAATAGAGTACAGCTGTACTTGTTAGTAGATGTATCATTCATGGTCTTAACTGAACACTGTTGGAATAAGTTCCAATCAATTAGTTCTTGATTCCATTGCCTCTGAATAGGTTCACTGGGCACAACTACAATAACAGATTTAGTTGGATTCTTCTTTAGAAACCTACTAATAGCCATTAGTCCACCTCTAGTTTTACCTACTCCAGTTGCCCAATTAAGCGTCCCACACAACTTGTTATCTACCCATCGTTGAACACCTTGTTCTTGGCGTTCTGTTCTACTTAGATTTCCAAACAAGTCTGCCATATACTATCAATTTTACCCTTGAATTTACTCTATAATTCTATTGATAGCTATGTAAACAAAACCCCTATAATGAGTGAATAAAACTCAGGAGTATAAATGTAGAACCAATGTAGATGGGTATAGATGTTAAAGAGTAAATCCTTTAGCATCACAAACCATTTTGATTTGGTTCTTACGGGTTTCCCACTGATTGATGTGGAATTTAACCTCATCTTCCAAAGAGAACAGAATTCTGTTTCTCAATGTTTCCAGTTGAGCAGTAGTAAGTTCAGAGTATTTCTTACTCTTAAGGTTTACCATTGCACGAAGTTGAGTGAATGACAAACCTTTCGGCGTCATATACAGATTTGCAGTAGGATTCAAGCCAAGGCGTTCTCTTGCTACCTCAGCCTTTTCACGATATTCTCCATTGGGAGTTTTCTCGGTCAGGTCTTTAGATTCCTGCTGCGTAAACCATAGACCTTGTTTTAAGATAAATGTTAATGTTATGTGCTGCTTGTTAAATTTACCCAACTTATCAAGACAGCCTTCGAGGACAACGTCAATAGGAAGTCTCGCGAACTCCGCAGGACAGTCCCCAACCAAAGCCTCAGAGATGAATGTTTCCTTGGTATCAATACCTTTGTTGTTATCAAGGAACACTCTCAGCGAAGGCAGGAATGTAAATCTTGGAATACCTCTATCTTGCTCTAACCAGCGAAGGAATAATTCAGTATTACATCTTTCTCTTTGGTCTTTAATAATGTCCAACAGAACATAGCGACCTGGATATTCTTTGCTGTCATTATACAGCATAGATTCACAATGGTTATAGAACGTTCTTAGTTCTTTCTCAGAACAATCAACAAGTTTCTTTTCTTCTTGTACGAGTTGTCCATTTACTTCAACCTTGCGACCTTTCCACACGAAAGTGTTAATGTCATTATTCTTCTTAGCAATAGCGGCAGCCAATTTTTCCTTCATCATATTGTTATTCTATATTAAGTCTTTGTCATATAAAATAATCTCTTTGTTCGTTCATCTATCTATTTCACAATATTAAATCTGATTCCGCTGGTTTCTCATAAACAAAGTCTATAAAATAAACTCCAGTAAAGCGGTAAGGAACTTTCTGACCAGATTCTCTGTCATACCAAGTATCCTCACCAGCTATTACTTCATTGTACTTTAAAAACCCCACATCACCTATCTTGAGAACTGGAGATTCCCACCTAGGTAATCGAGTTATCATTTCATAAGCCCCATTAGCTAAATTCTGGAAGACATAGATTATATAACCACCCACATCTTCTCGTAAGGTTATCAACTTGGCATGGATTGTTTCCATTTAATTCAGATACATCACTCCTACTCGTTCATCGTAAGGAATGTTATCAGTAGCAGTTTCTACAGCTAACCATTCACATTCTTCAAGCGGATAGCCATATTCATTAGCATCCATCTCGGAAATTTCCTGTGCATAGAGTTCTGCCTCTAATAGTGATTCGAAGTTACCAGTTTCCTGATAATCTATCCTCCCCTTACGTCCAGAGTAGATGTTACACTCTATCATAATGATTGAGATTTTAATAATTAATCTTCCTTATCTTTATATTTCCTACAACCGTATTTGGCATAATCACAAGTTTTCGTCTCTTGACCTCTGAAACAGGGGTACTTAGCACAATCCTTGCAGGTACGCTCTGGATGCTGATATCTAACTCCATCCTTGTCTTTATCGAAGGAACTACTTAGTTGCTTTGCCATTGAAATACCTTGAGTCCAGTATGAACTCCAGACCCTATTTAGCTATACCAGATAATATGATTACATTAACCTCTTAAATGGAATTATGATTTTTTCTTCCACCCACTGTGCAAAGTTCTTATTGTTACAGCCGAGTGCAAACATAACCACATAAATAGCTATCTTTGGTACTCCAAACACTGACAATAGAACACACACAATAACAGTAGCTATTAAAGCTACCAGGTTCTTACCTTTAAAAATGTCTGTGAAATTCATACTTGTCTTTTTAACAGTTTTACAATCTTGTTCGATATCCAATCTAAGTTCACTATTGCGTTCAGTATCAGTAATACCAGTAGAAGGTCTGGGATAACAAATAAAAAATGTATAACAACTATGAACAATAAAACCATTGCTCCTACGGTATACTTCACTTCAGTAATAGTGTTATTAGAAGGACCACACTAACAGTAACGCCACCAACTGTTAACCCTTTGTAGAGTTTCTTCTTGGATTCAAGTTTATTAATCTCTCTAAGTTGATTCTGCATTACTTGCTCAGAAGCCTGTGCATGAAGCATAAGTCTGTTTATCTGTGCATTCTTAACAGAGTCATTGCGCTCATAAGAGTTAATCAAACTTTCATAAGATGTTATTTGCTTTTTAAGCTCTGGAATTTCCAGTTTAAACTTCTTATGTTCCAAGAATATTAAGTTAGTTGCCTTTAGCTGTTGAGGTGTAATTACTACTAACGAATCATTTACCAACTTCGGATAGGTATTCTGTGAAGAACACCACATCGTCGGCAATAGACTGATTAGTAATATCAGTAAGCTCTTTTTCATACCAATGTTCAATTACATCAACTTTAACTTTAGAGGAATCTATTACATTATGTAAAGAATCTCTCTGAAGTTTGAGCAAACTTATTTCACTATTTAGAGAGTCAATATGATTAACTAACTCATTATAGTCAGGTATTGGTTGTGGTTCCTTAGTTGGAGTTAACCACGTCCAGATTAGCACTCCTACTAAGCATAGGATTACTAACCACAGTAAATTCTTACTCACCGAGTACGTAATTTACTGCTTCAGCCATGTTTTCCATCTCCTCATCAGTTGCATCTGTGAGGTAGTTGAATGTAGTTTTGGCTCCTCCTTCAAGAGAGTCAATATAGCTCTCAATTCTTGTGTTTCTGCGATACTTCTCAGCATCCCTATCATATCCAGCTAGATAACGACCAGGATTAACCTTGAAATATTCAGCTTCCTGCTGAAGTAATGCTTTTACCATTGTTTCGTTAATCAGTCCAGCATCTACAGCATACAGTGCGTGATTACGATATTTCGTAGCTTTACCTTCGGCAATAGTCTTGCCAAGAGTTTCATTAAACTCATCATCGGGACGACATACAGATACTCCGATAGATAACACTTTCATGTCATTATCAATAATATCCCCATCTTCCTCAATGTAAACTTCTGGTTCACCATGAATGCTAACAGCAGCCATTACGAATTGACGTTCTTCACCAGTAAAGTCTTTGAAACTGTCTACGATATATTCTACCTTTTTCATATTAAAATGTAAATTATAAGATAATTTTTAGGCTAATCTTTGTAGTTCTAAACAATCTTACGCTTTACGAGATGGCTGTAAGCTATCGGGGTTACGATAGAAAGCTAGGATAGTGGATTGCTTACGCAACCATGAGCCTTCTTCTTTAGCCATATCCAGAATAGTTCTACTAATAGACTCTTCTTCTACTTGCTCTTTAACAAGTCTACCTTCCTCTTCATCCTCTCCATTCAACCACTGGAATGTAGCCCAATCACCCTCTTTCTGAGCCTGGTCTACAATCTTATTGATACTCATAGTAGTTTCAATCTCCCTATCAACAGTAGCAGCAAAAGGCATAACTCTGTCAGTTATGTTCACTTTGATAGCTGGAACTGGTGGATATTGGAACAGAGCATCATTAGTAGTCAAATACTTATAAATCCACTCATGGTGAAGGTATTCCTCAGCTGCCCTACCGAGCCAGTAGGTAGCCAATTTGGGTAATCCCTCTACATCAAAGTAATTAGCAAAGGTTCTATACAGACTATGGTTAGCCAGCTCAGCTGATAGTTGCTTTACTAGCATTTCAACCATTACACTTGATAAGGTACACTTACGTCTACTCTCATCAATGTTCTTCTCCGTATATTGCATAGTAGGCATTGCATCCACTGTCTGAACACCTTGCTTAGTCTCTTTTTGTTCTGGATTTCCTTGTGCGTCTAGTACTCTCATCAGTAACTAATTTAAAGTTGTTTTGCATCAAGTAATCTAGAGGTGCCGATAGCCAAGTAATAAACTTAACTAACCTATAATCTTCCACCTTTTTACTAATAGTTTCCTTCTTAATAGTTAAAGGCGTATCAGCTGCATAGAACTGACTTCCTACACACTCTGCCCTATCTTTCCATATCTTATATAGAGATACTTCATATAGGAACTTAGGATATTCAGTCAGCTTATACTGCTTGTTTGAGTAGACGTTCTGGGTCGATTTCTTTGCCATTCCAGAATGCTCTCACTATAGAGCTACGTTCGCTCTTGTACTTACTCAACAGATAAGGTATATCTGTTTCTGGGCAGTCGTGACGATAAGTAGTCTTATCAAGTCCCTTTACATGGACAATAAGACGACCTGTAAATCGTGATGTTCTCGTAGGAGGTGCCCAACGTGTGTCAGGAGCTGGGAAACGACGCTGCTTCTTCCAAGCCCTACGTTCTTTCTCAGTCTTAGTCCATACAGATGGGTCACGAGGTTTTACATGTGGATTACGAATACCCAATGCTACCATTTCGGCATCATTGTTTACATCAACTCTCAAATCCTCTTCCTTCTTCTTTTTCTCTTCTTTCTTCATTTTATTTGATGAATTAGAGTTACACATTCTTATAATTTAATTACGCTACCACAAATAGTACACTTGTAGACTTTGTTCTCTGCATCATACAGAGTGTGAGTTGTTGGCAAACCACACCTGCCACAATCCAGAACTCTAACTGATTGTACGCGTCTTGTCCCCTTCTTAGGAGATTTCTTAATCGAAGCCATAGTTATGATTTTATAGATTTAGCTAGTTTAGAGTCAGCTACCATCTTCTCAACTTCAGAAGAATTGAGCAGCTCTTCCAATCTCTTTACTTCCGCTTTATAATCTTGTACATACTCTTGAAGAGTACCAACTTCTCTTTTGCAAGATATTCTGTGATGAATTACCTTTCTGATACAAGTAGCTAAAGGCATACCAAATCCTGCGTCTTTAAACTCCTGACGCTCAGGTTTACCTTTTGGTCTTACTGTATAGAGCAGTTCTAAATCCCAGAA